AGGCACAGGCACTGGTGATGTCACTTTGACTGGCAGCCAGACACTGACAAACAAGACCATTGAAGCTGGTACATTCACCAACGGCTACACCGAAGAGGTGAACACGGCCAACACATCCACGGCCTACACGATCAGCCTGGCTGATGGCTCTTTCCAGGTGTTAACATTGACAGGCAACGCAACCATCACGATGCCAACAGCAACGGCTGGTAAGTCATTCATTTTGCTTTTGAAGCAAGATGGCACAGGCTCACGCACAGTCACTTGGTCAACAGTTAAATGGCCAGCAGGGACTGCACCAACGATCACCAGCACAGCGTCTAAACAAGATATCTTCAGTTTCTTTGCTGATGGCACAAACTGGTATGGCACAACTGTTGGCCAGAACTACACTCCATAAGGATAGCCAATGTTTTCTGCTGCAAGTAAAACGGATAGGGCAAGTGGTGCTGTTTATATTGAGGATGTATTCTCAACCACTCTGTACACAGGGACTGGCTCTGCACAAACAATTACGAAGAATATAAATCTTTCTGGTGTAGGTGGGTTAGTTTGGATTAAAGGTCGCTCAGGCGCTACAGATCACGCACTCTATGATACGAGCAGGGGTGCTACTTTTGATATAGCGTCAAATCTTACGACTGGGCAGACCACACAAGCCACCGGACTTACTGCATTTAATAATTCAGGCTTTAACATTGGAGCGTTAGCAAAAATAAATACTAATGGCGCTACTTATGCATCATGGGCATTTCGAGAACAGTCCAAGTTTTTTGATGTAGTAACTTACACTGGTAACGGAGCAAATCGCACGATTGCTCATAACTTAGGTTCAGTGCCGGGATGCATAATCATCAAGCGCACGGACACTACGGCAGCGTGGGCTGTATATCACCGTAGCCTTGCAAATACACAATATTTAGTTCTTAACACTATTGCTGCGGCAGCTACTGGCGCAACATATTGGAATAGCACTACCCCAACAGCTTCTGTTTTTTCTTTAGGCACCGCAACTGATGTAAATGCTAATAACGGAACTTATGTCGCCTACCTATTTGCTCATAACGCAGGAGGTTTTGGTTTAACTGGGTCGGACAATGTGATTAGTTGTGGTTCATTTGTTGGCAACGCAACTATTAACTTGGGTTATGAGCCACAGTTTTTGCTTTTTAAAAGTTCTACGTCAGGGCAAGATTGGTATATTACTGATACTACTCGTGGTTTTACTATTTTAAATTGGCGTTACGTTGTTCCAAGCTCATCCGTTGCTGAGGCGGGGGCAAGTTCATTAAGAATTAACAACACTGGATTTCAAACAACCAGCGCTTCTGCAGGTGAAACATACATTTATATTGCTATTCGTCGCGGTTTGATGAAAGCGCCTACAAGTGGTACGAGTGTGTTTTTCCCGCTGACAGTTCCTCAAGCAGATTCTCTTAATACTTCTACGGTGCCATTCCAGCCGGACTTGGTTAATACATTTAGTCGAACCGGAACTTCCAGATCTACTAGTTACAACCAGTTCCAAATGTTGGATAGGTTGCGCGGATTAGGAAATCCAAATCCAGCGTATACCGGAAACACCCCTGCATTAATAACATCCAGCACCGCAGTAGAAGACACCACGACAAATGCGTCCTATGTAAATTTGCTGGCAGATTCACAAAACATAACTAGAGGTACCGGTTGGAACACTAGTGGTTCCGGAAACTGGATCAATTATTTCTGGCGTCGCGCTGCCAGTTTCTTTGATGTGAATTGCTATACGGGAAATGGATTGTCGTCATTAACCTTAACGCATAATTTGCAAGCTGTTCCTGAACTAATGATTGTTAAAAGCAGGTCTGTGGCAACCAGTTGGGCTGTGTACAGTCAGGCAACTGGAAACACAAACTTTTTGATTTTAAATCAAACAAATGCCTCTGCTGCTTCTAGCTCTTATTGGAATAACACTTCGCCGACTTCTACACAATTTACTGTAGGTAATGTAAATATTGTCAACGGATCGTCAACTACACATGTAGCTTACCTATTCGCTTCTTGCCCCGGCGTATCTAAAGTCGGCAGCTACACGGGAACTGGAGCGTTACAAACAGTTAACTGCGGCTTTTCGTCTGGCGCTAGATTCGTTCTGATCAAGCGCACAGACTCAGCGGGCGACTGGTGGGTGTATGACTCAGCTCGTGGAATTACAAGCGGTAACGATCCATATCTGTTTTTAAACTCCACGGCGGCTGAAGTCGCTAATACCAATTATGTAGATACTGATTCTACGGGGTTCCAAGTTACCGCAGCAGCGCCAGCGGGATTGAACGCAAACGGCGGTACTTATATTTTCTTGGCAGTCGCATAAGGAAGCATTATGGAAATTAGAATACGAGAAACTAGCGCGGTAGTAACAGATAGCGAGTTCCGCGCAATGCACCCAAATACTGGATTCCCTCAAATATTGGTCGAGGAAATCTTAGATGCGTTTGGTGCTGATCCTGTTTTTAACGGGCCACAAGCGCAGCCGACTCGCTATCAAGTTGCTTACCGTGATGGCGTAGAGCAGGTAGATGGCAAGTGGTACACCAAGTTTGCCGTGGCTGATATGGGTGATGAAGCCAAAGCCGCTTTAGATGAGCAGCAGGCTGCTTCTATGCGTTCAGAGCGTAGCCGCAGGCTGGCAGAATCAGACTGGACGCAAGTAGAAGACTCGCCTGTAGATAAGGCTGCATGGGCTATCTACAGACAGGCTTTGCGTGATGTGCCTGCTCAGTCAGGGTTTCCTTGGGATGTCGCGTGGCCTTCGCAGCCGGAGTAAAAAATTGATCCGCTAACTTTATTAGCGGCGGCAAATGCGGCAGTCGCGGCAGTCCGAAAGGGCTGCGAGTTGTACAAGGAAATTAAGAATGTCGCCGGACAAGCAAAAGACGTCATCGATGATCTAAAGCAGCAGTACGACAGGATCGTCGATCCGACTCCGGCGCAGAAGCAACAACTGCACGCTGAGATTCAAAGAGTGCAAGAGGCGGCAAAAGCTGATCCGAATGATGTATATACCGACATTGGCAATCAGTTAGGTGCGTTGATGGATGCTTATGATGCAATCCACAAGGCGTTGCAGAAAGAAGAGCTAGAAGCCAAACAGGTATACAAGGGTGATGAGAGTATCGGGCGACGGGCGCTAAGACGGATTCTGATTACAACAAGGCTAGATGCAATGTTGGCAGAGATTCGAGAGACGATGGTGTACAAAGCCCCGCCGGAGTTGGGTAGTCTGTGGAGTAAGTTTGAAGAGATGTGGCAGCGCATAGTCGCTGAACAGGAGGTGGCCCACGCGGAGGAACTGAGGTTAGCTCAGATAGCAAGATGGCGACGCAAAAGAAGAATAGCGGAACTCCGGGCAAAAGCGGTGTGGGGTTTGGCAGTAATTTTCGTGGGAATTTGGGCGGTGGGTCTAATGTGGCTGGTAACGAAAAGCGCGACGATGAAAATGTCCCTTGGTCACTGATCGTTGTAGTGATGGCGGTGCTGTTGATGTTCTTCATCATAATGCCCGTATTAATGTTCATGTACTGGGATATGTACCACGCAACGCAGGCGGCGGTGCATGAAGTCAGGAAGATGCGAGAGCTACGCAAAGAGATACAGATTGAACGGATGTACGGTAAATAAGGAGCAATCATGCTGACGCTTATCTCAACAATTGGTGGCTACATAGTCGCCCTTTTCCCAAGACTGTTTGACATGTTGCAGGATCGTGCTGATAAAAAGCACGAGCTAGACATTCTGCACATGCAGATGCAGCAGCAACTCCGGCTGACTGAAAAAGGCTATTCCCCATCAGACAAGACTGAGGAAGTCCGCGAGAACGACGAGCAGGATCACCAGCAGTACATGGCTCAGATCGGTGCCATCTACAACAACCAAGAGAAGCTGCTGGAATCTTCTTCCCAGTGGGTCAAGGATATGACTGCGGCTACCCGCCCGTTTGTGACGTTTATCTTCGTGCTTGAGCTGGTGCTGATTAACCTGCTGACCATGCTGTGGATCTTCATGCACGGCGACAAGGTGACATCGATTGGTGAGCTGATTCAAATCATGGAGATCGTGTTCGACGCAGACGAGATGGCGCTGCTGGGTACGATCATCGCCATGTGGTTTGGTTCCCGTGGTAACTCGAAGGCTGGCAAATGAAACTGCCGGTTGCCACAATTGCAATGATCAAACACCACGAGGGTGTGAGATACAAGCCGTATAGATGTCCGGCTAAGTTGTGGACCATCGGGGTAGGGCATGTGCTGTACCCCGAGCAGGGCAAGATGCCGATAGATCAACGTGACAAGTTTGCGCTCAAGCCGGAGGACTTCCGTGTATTTAGCAAAGACGAAGTGGATAAGATCCTTGAGAAAGACCTACAGCGTTTTGTCGCTGGTGTTCTTCGTTACTGTCCTGACAATATTAACGAAAATCGCTTGGGAGCGTTGGTCAGCTTTGCATTCAATGTTGGGCTAGGCACTCTTCAAAGGTCTACCCTCCGGCAGAAGCACAACCGTGGGGACTTTGAGGGCGCAAAGCAGGAGTTCCTGAAGTTCACCAAGGCAGGTGGAAAAGTATTGCCGGGTCTAGTGAGGCGCAGGAATGACGAAATAGCGCTGTATTTTGCGGAGCCTAAGTGAACCCCTACCTTATTCTTGCGGGCGTCCTAGCGGTCGTTTTAGCGGCTTCTGGAGGCTATTTTAAGGGGCAGAGCGATGGTGAGGCGGCTGTACATGCAGAGTGGGATGCGGAGCGTCTAAAGCAGCACGAAGCCCACGCTAAAGCCCTTCAGGAGGCCGTAGAACGGCAGCAGCAGCTTCAGATGGGTGCAGACAAGCTAAGACAGGAGAAAGACCGTGAAACGCGTGATTTGGTTGCTCGTAATACCGCTTTGGCTAACAGCCTGCGCAACAGGCCGGAGCGCCCCACCCAAACCAGTGCCGTGTCCAATCCCTCCGGCGCTGGATCAAGTGCCTGTACCGCCCGAGAGCTTTACCGAGAGGATAGCGAAGTGGTTGTCGGGATCGCTAGAGAAGCCGACGAAATCAGAATCGCCCTCAAGCAGTGTTACGCCCAATACAACGAAGTGAGGCAGAGCTATGAGCAGCGCCGTTAAATCAGATCCTGCTAAGTGGAAGCGTATTGTTGCTTCTGTGAAAGCCTCTGGTAAGGGGGGTGATCCGGGGGAGTGGAGCGCCCGCAAAGCTCAGTTAGCAACCCAGAAATATAAAGCCTCGGGAGGGGGTTACAAAGGCGCAAAAAAGGCCGATAATTCACTTGCAAAGTGGACAAAAGAAGACTGGGGCACAAAGTCTGGTAAGCCGTCCACACAAGGTTCCGAGGCGACAGGCGAACGATATTTGCCGAAACAAGCCCGAGAAAAATTAACTCCTGCCGAGTACGGTGCTACGACCCGTGCCAAGAGAGAGGGTACACGACAAGGCAAACAATTCGTCCCGCAGCCTGAATCTATCAAGAAAAAGGTGTGGTAATGACGACAGCAGCCGTAATGACGTATGACAGCTTGGTATCTGATATATCAAGTTACTTAGAGCGTACCGACCAAGCGACGCTGGAAAAGATTCCGACTTTCATCATGCTGGCAGAGCAGGTGATTGCTGCGGAGATTAAGTTTCTCGGCAACCTAACGCCGATGACATCTACCCTTGTAGCCAATCAGGCGGTCATAGACAAGCCTGCACGGTGGCACAAGACTGTATCTATGAACGTGACCGTAGCAGGCGTCAGACAGCCTGTATTCCTGCGCAAATACGAATATCTGCGTGAGTATTGGCCTGACCCTACAGATACCGGCGCTCCGAGATACTACGCAGATTACGACTACACCCACTGGTTAATCGCTCCCACCCCTGATGTTGCTTACAACTTTGAGGTGCTGTACTACGAGCGTATCCAGCCGCTAGATTCCTCGAACCAGACGAACTGGTTCACGATTTATGCACCGCAGGCGTTGCTGTATGGATCGTTACTACAAGCAATGCCATTCCTCAAGAACGACGAGCGCATACCGATGTGGCAGGCTCAGTACGACAAGATCATGCAGGTCTTGAAGGCTGAAGACATCCAGCGTATGGGTGACCGTCAAGCCGTTGCATTGGATAGTTAATCATGAGCTACAACAGTCCTTTTACTGGGCAGGTAATCCAACCGACGGATGTTTCTTTCCGTGCGGTAACTTTATCTGCAAATACGCAGCTTCAGTGGCCTATTAACGGTAACGCTACGGATGACTACGCGGCTCGGATTATGAACGTCACGGCGACGACTTCTGGTTTGTCGCTGTACATGCCGCCTGCTAATCAGACTTCAGTAGGTAACGATGCGCTGATCCGTAACGTAGGATCGAACACGTTCACCGTTAAGACTTACGACAATGCTGGCACAATCATCTCGGTTGCGGCGGGTGAGGCAAAGTACATCTACATCACCACAAACCCCGATGAAGAGGGCACATGGGGCGTTATCTCGTTTGGCGTCGGATCTTCTTCTGCTGATGCTAATACTCTAGCTGGCTATGGTCTACTAGCCTCTGGCGTAACGCTAAACCAGTCGCACCCTGTAACTACGTTTAGCACCGACGCTACCGCTACTACAGCTTACCGCGCACAGACTTATGTGTGGTCTGGTGGCGCTGGCACGTTGACTTTAGATACTGTTGGCAACCTCGGCAACAACTGGTTTGTGATGCTGAGAAATGCTGGTACTGGAGCTTTAACGGTAGCAGCTCAAGGCGGCACGCTGGTTAATGGATCGTCTTCGATCATTATGCAGCCGACAGACTCGTGTATTGTGGTCTGTTCAGGCTCTGCGTTTTACACAGTGGGCTTAGGTAAGTCTACGCAGTTCAACTTTACCCAGTTGACAAAAGACGTATCTGCGGGCGGATCGTTTACCCTGACCACCACCGAAGCCTCGAACGTCATCCAGAAGTACACAGGAACTCTAGCGGGTAACGCTACGGTGACTTTGCCTCCGACCGTACAGGTCTACTACATGGTCAACGAGGCCGTAGGGGGCGTTAGTAACTACGATGTAACCTTTACTACTGGGCTTGGAAATAACGTCACTTTGGCTCAGGGTGAGAGCTCTATCCTAATCTGTGATTCAGTAAACCTAATTACCGCAGTTACTGTTTCAGTGGGCGTGACCACAGTTTCTTTACCTAATGGAAGCGTAGCAGCGCCTTCTCTGAACTTTGCCAGCGAAGTTAGTACGGGTATCTATCGTGCGGCTGCTGGTGAGCTCAATATGGCAATCTTAGGTGTCAATGAGTTCACACTAAGCGCTGGTGGTTTAGCGGTTCCTAGCGGTATCTCTGGCGGGACGTTCGTATGACCGCTAAGGTTTTTACGCTCGACACCCAGCCGGGTATCCAGAGAGACGGCACGTTCTTCGATAAGAACGTCTACGTCGATGGACGCTGGGTGCGGTTTCAGCGTGGGCGTCCTCGTAAGATACTAGGCTATCGGTCTATGACCAATCAGATACATGGGTTATCCCGTGGTATCTATGTCAACTCTGAGGATGGATTTAACCGTATTTACAGCGGTTATTCTGATGGCTTAGAGACGTTTTCTGTTGATAACAACGGTGTCGGTGCAGGGCTTACGCCTTTTACCTTTGGTGGCGCTGTACTCACTTTGGGAACAATTACAGGTGGCTCTTCATACACTAATGGTACTTATACAAATGTTACTCTTACTGGGGGTAGTGGTACTGGCGCTGAAGCAACGGTAGTTGTCGCAGGTAACACAGTAACCACAGTCACAATTACCGCAGGCGGTACGAGCTACGTTGTAGGCGACTCTTTATCTGCGACTGCTGCCTCTATTGGTGGCACTGGCGCAGGTTTTTCTGTGCCTGTAGCTACAGTTCAGTCAGGATTTACTGCAAGCAACCTAAACCTTTGGCAGTTTGATGCGATGTACGATGCGGCGGGGTCTCAGAACACCCTACTGTTTGCGCATCCGGGTCAAAACTTAGCGCAGATTGATAGCACTGCTAACACGGCAGTATTGAGTGCCTCTGTGTTGGGGTCGGTGACTACCCCACTTAAAGACATCAATGGCCCTGCGCCTACCGGTAACTTGATTGAAGTCTCAGGGGGTGTGGTGGTTCTGCACCCCTATGTGTTTGTGTATGGCGACAATGGGTTGATTAAGAACTCAGCGGCGGGTGATCCATTTGATTGGAACAGCGCTGAGTCTAATGAGGTCTCTGCAGCCTCTACAAAGATCGTGAAGGGCTTGCCTGTTCGAGGTGGATCTAACTCCCCATCGGGCTTATTTTGGTCGCTAGATTCGTTGATTAGGGTGTCCTATGCGCCTCAGTCACTAGGTGTGGCTGGGAGTCAGAACTGGGCACCTGCTACCTATTGGCGCTATGACACCATTTCTACGCAAAGTTCTATTCTTTCTTCTCAGTCTGTTATTGAATATGACGGTATTTATTACTGGGCTGGGGTTGATAGATTTCTCCTATATAACGGGGTAGTCAAAGAGATTCCCAACTCGATGAATCAGAACTACTTCTTTGACAATCTGAACTATGCTCAGAGGCAAAAAGTCTGGGCGACTAAAGTTCCCAGATATGGCGAGATTTGGTGGTTTTACCCTCATGGGGACTCGGAAGAGTGCAATAACTGCATCATCTACAACGTCCGCGAGAATGCTTGGTATGACGGTGGATTTAGTCCGGGCGCGGCTAGATCGGCTGGCTACTTCTCCCAAGTGTTCCGTTTTCCTGTGAATGCAGGCACTAACCTGACAATTGAAGAGCCTATCTTCTCTGCGACGATTGATACGACAAACGGTAACGCTGACATTGAAATGGCTGAGACAAACCAGATTGCGCTCAATCAGGTTGTTAATTCAGCGAGTATTCCTTCTGGGGCATATGTCATAGCGATAGCGCCTAGTGCTACGCCGGGGAACATTACTGTGACCCTATCGGCTAATGCTACGGCTACACAGACTGAGACGGCAGAGTTTGTCACGATGGCTGGGTTATCAACTATCTGGCAGCATGAAATAGGCACAGATGCGGTTGATGGCGACACCTTTTTAGCGATTGAGAGTTACTTTGAGACATCAGACTTAGGCTGGGTAGCAGGTGGCCCTGCGCAGTCTCCACAGTTCCCTGCGGGTAGCGTAGGCGAGAACAAGTGGCTGCATGTTCAGCGGATTGAGCCTGACTTTGTTCAGAATGGCGAGATGTACGTACAAGTCGTGGGTAGGCCGTATGCCCAAGTAGAAGACGTCTATTCGCAGCCATATGCGTTCAATCCCGATACCGGCAAGATTGACATGCGCGAACAGAGAAGATTAGGCAGATTGAAGTTTGGTAGCAATGTGACCGGTGGTAACTACCAGATGGGTCGCGTGCTGATTAATGCTGACTTTGGTGACGTTCGAGGTTATGGCTGATATTGCGCTTGTTTACGATCCGCGTTATCACACTTGGGAGTCGTGGGCTTCCTTGATGGTAGAGGCGTATGCGGGTCAGCAGTTAGCTATTCCTGATGGTGAGGCTGATTGGAAGCCTTGGGCGGCGTCTTTGAAGGCGATTGACGTATTTAGTAACGAGGCGATTCCGGGCCCTTACGTGTTCGATAACTGGCAAGACTG